GAGCAACAGCGGGCAGAAGCCGCCAAAATGGAAGCCATCCAGCAGGAGTGGGACGCCGCTGCGGAGCGCATCCGGGCCGAGGACCCGGGCTTTGACATCAAGACGGCGCTGGCCGACCCGGATTTTGCCCAGATGCTCAAGCTGGGCGTGAAGATGGAGGACGCTTACAAGGCCCGCTACTTTGACGACATCATGGCCCGGCGCACCACCCAGACGGCCAAGACCGTCGAGAAAGGCGTGGAGGCCCGGATCCGCCAGCGGGGCGCACGGCCCAGCGAGAACGGCACCAACCCCGGCGGTGCGGCGGTGCTGAAGACGGACGTCTCCAAGCTGACGCCTGCCCAGTGCGAGGAGCTGGAACGCCGCGCCATGCGGGGACAGATCATCACTTTTTAACCGAAAGCTGCCGCTGCCGGAAGAAAACCTCTCAGCTTTTGCAGTCCGTCTGACGGCGGCGCTGCAAAAGCAGCTCTCCTCGGAAGGAGAGTCTCTCTCGAAGGAAACGGCGGCTCTCAATATAGCAAGACACGAAAGGAGCACACAAATGAAAATCCACATGAATCTGCAGCTGTTTGCGCAGCCTGCAAACCACACCGGCGCGACCGGCATGAGCGCCGCGATGAAGACCTACTACGAGAAGCGTCTGCTGGATCAGGCGGAGCCGCTGCTGGTGCATGACCAGTTCGGCGACAAATACCCCATCCCGGCCAACAACGGCAAGACCATCGAGTTCCGCAAGTACGAGAGCCTGCCCAAGGCCACCGAGCCGCTGACCGAGGGCGTGACCCCCAATGCTCAGGCCCTGACCGTCACCCCCATGACCGCCACTGTGAACCAGTATGGCGGCTGGGCAGCCATCACCGACGTGCTGCAGCTGACCGCCATCGACAACAACATCACGCAGGCCACCAAGGTGCTGGCGTCTCAGGCAGGCCGCACGCTGGATACTGTGACCCGCGAGGTGCTGGCGGGCGGCACCAATGTCATCTACGCTCCGGCGGGCGACACTGCCGTGACCAGCCGCGCCAATCTGACCACCGCCAGTGTGCTGACGCCTGACCTCATCGACCAGGCGGCCACTGCCCTGAAAGCCCAGAATGCCGACGCCATCGGCGAGAGTTATGTTGCTATCGTCCACCCCTATGTGGCCTATGATCTGCGCCGCAACCCGGAGTGGATCGACGTCCACAAGTATGCTGCCCCTGAGAACATCTACAACGGTGAGATCGGCAAGCTGGCCGGTGTGCGCTTCATCGAGACCAGCGAGGCGAAGATCTGGACCGGCAGCGGCTGCCCGAGTGGTCTGGCCGTGTTTGGCACTCTGGTGCTGGCAGCTCATGCCTACGCTGTGACCGAGGTGGAGGGCGGCGGCCTGCAGCACATCGTCAAGCAGCTGGGTGCGGGCGAAGACCCGCTGAACCAGCGCGCATCCGTGGGCTGGAAAGCCATCAAGACTGCGGAACGTCTGTGTGAGCAGTACATGGTCCGCATCGAGAGTATCAGCCCGAAGTACAGCGCGAAGGCGAAGGCAAACTGA